CTCTGTCCTTTCTGAACATAAAAACAACCGCTTGTGACCTCATATAAGGGTCATATAGCGGTTGTTTTTGTTCCTGTGATAATTTCTTTGTCTGTTGATTACTCTGCTAATTCAGGGCAATCAAGGTCAATCAGAACTTCCTTCACTTTGTCCTTGATTTTCTCAGGTACATCAGCAAAGGTTTTCTTGCCCTTAATAATAAGGGTTGCATAGATCACTGCCATAGATTCCACATCCTTTCTAAATAAAATTTTTATGATGAACTGAAACAACATCAGTTACCACCTTCTGCCAGTTCCGGGTGTCCTTCATCAATAAGCACCTGTTTGACCTCATCCCTGATCTTGTCAGGAACATCATTGATTGACTTCTTACCCTTGATGATAAGTGCTGCATAAATGTTTGCCATATTCTCACCCCTTCCTTATGCCATCATTTCATAGATTTCACACATGGCTTCCTGTGCTTGTGTCATCTGATCTTCCAAGGATGCGTTCCTGTCATCAATCATTTTGATGTATTCATCCTTGGTGTACTGGGTCAGGTCATATTCATAACCAGTGAACCCCGGCTGTTCATCCGTCCCGGCTTCTGTGACCGGGGTGATGTTTGCAGCAACCCAAACTGAATAGTCATCAATTACTTTCTGTTCAGGCTGCTTTGTACTGCGTACTTTTCCGTACTCTTTCATGCTTTTTACCGCCTTTCTTCTTTTTCTTTGCCTTGATATGGTTTGTATAATAATCATCAGCGTATTGCTGAATAGGCACAATATATTTATCTGATAAATGGGAACTGTCACAATGTTTCAACCAACCCTTATAGGAATTGATTGAACACCATTCTGAATAGTTCATTTCTTGACCGTTTTCAACTTTCTTCCTGATGTTGGTCATCTTCCGCTTCATTTCCTGACAGGTGGATTTTCTCAACAGGGTACTGTTCAAAAATATCCTGTACCCAACAAAATCAATACCCCGGATGAATGAAGGGAATATCTGATAGTTCCCTTTTATTCTTAATTTCAAATTCTGTATGAAGTATTCATTGATTTCTGCAAGTAACTGATGCAGTTCTTCTTTGGTTCTTGCAAAAATACAAATATCATCCATATAACGGTAATAGTGCTTTACCCGCTTAACTTCTTTTATCCAGTGGTCAAAACCTGATAGGAAGAAATTGCCGTCATACTGTGAAAAGTAATTCCCTATTGGAATACCGACACCTTCAATGAAGTCCTTGCCGTTTATCTTCACTATCTTGATTTCATTACCACAAGACCGATAAAATTCAATGTTTTCATCCGTTGCCGGACAAGTGCTGATTGAATCAATTACTTCATCAATCAGTTCAAGCAGTTCAGGGTCTTTGTACTTCCGTCTGAACTTCTGTTTTAGTGTTTCGTGGTCAATGGAAGGGTAAAATTTCTTGCAGTCTATTTTCAAGCAATAGATCATTTCTTCCGGCACGGTGTCAACCGCCAACCGTAACTTCTTGTATGCTGCATGAATACCCTTGTTTGGTATTGCACTGTATGTATCATCAGTGAAATACGCTAATAACTGCGGTTCAATCACCTGTAAAACCGCCCATTGTGCAATTCTGTCAGGGAAGAATGGAAGTTTGTATATTTCCCGTTCCTTCTTGCCGTCCTTTTTCGTAAAAGTGGCATATTCCGAAGTTTTGTATAAATGGTTTTGAAGCATCCATTGCAGACCCGCCAAATAGTAGTATGGTCTTTTCTCAATCTGCTGAACTTCCTTGTACCATCCTTTGCCTTTCTTTGCGTGTTGAAACGCAAGATACAGGTTATCCATTGAACAGATTTTTTCATAAAGATTGCCATACCTTTTCACGCTTGTCTGTTCCCTTCTGTATGCACTGAACCGAACTTTCAACCCGTCAGGTGACGGTCTACTAATACAGCCCATGTATTTTGATGTTTTGCCAAGTGGCACGGTAATCAGTTTTCAGTACATTGATTTATAAGAACACCCCGCCATTTCTGACGGGGTGTTTCAAGTGATATTTGTGCATTTACTAACTGACTGCTGATATTCCGATTACGATTAGAAGAAGCATTATTCAGATTCCAATAGAAAGCACTGGTATTCAAGCCATTATTCCAATTAGCACCTAATTTAGTGACATTGGTTTTTTGTCTTTTTATCGTCTTTCTGCTTGAAAATCGTCATCATTAGCATCCTGATTACCTAAAAAAGTGTGGTTATGCTGTCATGCTGCTATGCTGCAACCTTTTTTCGATACACCAACCGACCGCCGACATTCCGATAACGATGAGAAGAAGCACCATCCAGATCCCAACAGAAAGCACCGGCATCCAAGCCACCACTCCAACGAGCACCCAACTCAGCGACACGCCAACCAGTACCGTTCTGATTCCAACAATAATCACCAACAGGAAGGGCGGTGTTTCCGTTGAACTCACCCGGTAAGAACAACCAATCAAAATCTTCTGAATAACAGAAAGCGGAAATATAACCGTTTCCATACTTTGCACACATTCCTGTATCTTCATAAGGTGCTGCCTTACTGTCATCAGTAAAACCATGATCTGCAACATAGGTATCACATTCACCTGTGGTTGCATTTGCATAGTGATTGATTCCATCAATCCACCACCAAATGTTGCCCCAAAAGTTTTCTTCACCACGATATGACACAATCTGAATACCGTTAGCGTTGACAACTGAACCTGATGCATTACCAAGGGTGATTGTTGCACCTGTATTTTCTGTCATGGATGTTTTACCGTCATCAGTCTTTGAAACTGCACCGTTACCAATGACAGACTGCATATTGAAGGTTGCATATTCAATCAGCATGAGCATCTGTGAAGCGGATGCCGTCTGAACAACACCCTGTTCCCAACCAGTACCACGTTTTTCAGCAAGTTTTCTGATATTGGCACGGGTTGCGTTCTGTGTAAGTCCTGAAAGCGGTTTTGCATTGGCAATACTGCATAACATATCAGCAGCAAAGTCAGCAACCTGTGAATCATCAAGAATGTACGCTGATGCAGATGCATCCCAAAGTGAACCTTCAAAGGCTGCAAGATATGCAACATCATTTTCCTGACCATTTACAATGAACGCCGGATGAAGTTTGAATCCCGCCTTTGGTGTATCTGATACATAGTATCTGATTTTTCTTGTGATTGCCCCCTTGGTTCTCTTTTCAGTTTTAAGCGGTACAACCTTGTAATAAAACTTTGGCTGTTCAACCATTACCTGAACGATTGTCCCCGCACTGAATTTCAGGTTTTCATCAGGTGATTCAGTACCTACCGGGTTACGGTCAACCGCCTGTGTCAGTTTTCCAGTAGTGGAAAATCCGGCTTCACCGTAATATGCAGCAACACGCCCGTCATTGGTAAGGTTGCAACGCTTTCTGCCACCAAAGGCATTGATTCCGTCAAATCCTGAACCCGCTGAACGATTTACTGCCCCGGCAAGTCTTGTGAACTTTTTATTTTCAAAATCCACTTCAACACCATAAATGTCACCGTCTGAATATCCAACAAAGGCTTTCAGATCAGCAATTTCTTTTTCAAGTGCCTGAATGTCACCAATCGTTGCATACGCACCCGGACTGACCGCAAGTGATACGTTGTCAGCGTTTCCTACTGTGGTATATAACTGTAAGTATGCAGCCGATACCGTAACACCGTTATATGGTGGCATATAACAGTTATTTGACTTTTCAATGCAGACTGCATACAGGATTTCACCCTTGTCAGGGTCAACGGCATATAAGCCAAGTGTACGCATATAGTAACCTTCTTTCAGGTCTACATTGGAATATGCTGCATCAATTTTGATTGCAACCTCATTTGTGCGGGTAACCTTGGAAACAAGGGTTGTCTGCTTGATGTTGCTAAGTGCGGTCAATGCCTGTAACTGACTTTCAGTGTACTGGGTACTGGAAGAACATACTTTTGTAAAATCAATGTTTCCTGACCCGGCAATCATCTTTGCCATAAGTGCCTGACCATTGTTTGTGATGTAAAGTTTTGAATACTCTGCCATCTTATCATTCCTTTCTATGTTGTTTTTATCTCAATGAAGTCTACCTGAACAACGCCGGATGCTGCCTTTGCAACTGCATCTGCCCGGTATGTTTCTTTGAAATCCGTTGAAATGGTTATCATAGTGGTATCTGTTGCCTTACCGCCAAAGTTGACAGCACCCTGAACATTCAGTGTTTCTTTGCTGTCATTTGTGATGTTCAGCGTTTCAGTCTGAACAATACCGCCACCGAATACTGATGAACCATTCACATCAAATACTTCCCGGAAATCGTTTGTGATGATAAATTCATTGATGAAACAAATGCCACCACCAAAAAGAACAGCACCCTTGATACTACAAGGAATACTGTTCTTTGATTCAACCACAAGATTTTCAGGAATCATTGTGTGTATGATATTTTCAAGTTCTTCCACCTGACCGTACAATTCAAGGTCAGTGTCAATATACAGTGTGTACCCAGTCTTGAAATCACCTTTGACTTCAAAGTCTGTGTTGCCACATAAGACAAGCAATTTTTGAAGTAAGACCTTCCAAGTGTACGGGATTGTGTTGAACCACTTGCTTTGAACCCTTGAACGCCTTGATTCAAGGGTATCATCAGCAGTTGGATATATTTTCAGCATCTTTTCAAATCTGCTGATTCCATATTCATCAGCAGTTGAAATGAAGCGGTTACGCAAGCACCTGTCAGTTGCAGTCCAAACAATACTAAATTCAGGGTTTTCCGCTTCCAGTGCTGCAACAGGTTCTTTGTAAGTCTGCATGAATGGCGGTAAGTATGAAACAAGGTCAACTTCTCTTATCATGCAGAAACACCCCCTAACTTTGGTATTGCAAATTCTGTCAAGGTCATATTGCTTGCTGTTCCGTTCAGTTTTGTGCCGGATACATCAATTACACCGTCAACACCCAAGATGCGGTTTTCAATCTGTGATACCCTGACAATGGTTTGTGTGCTTTCTGACCAGTTTTTCCTTAATTCCAAAAAGTAAGCGTTGACCGCTTCTTCAATGGCTGCTTTGGTGTTTGACCAGTTATGACCTTCTTCAAAGGTTACTGTGGTCTTGATCTCAATAGTGACAGGTGATGCACTTGCCACACTCACCACATGACCGATTGGTGCAAGTCCATAACCTTCCCCGGCATTTTCTTCCGGGTCAAGTGTCTGCTGAACGCTCTGAACAAGTGTTGAACTTGCTTCACCATAATCATCTGAATCAGTAATGACAATGTGAACTGTACCGCCAACCGTCAGTTTTTTCAGTAATGCAGCATTGTAAACAACTGATAACCAGTCTTTTACTTCCTGATTCAATCCGGCTGTCTGAATAAATGTCTTGAACCAAGACTGAACCGCTGCACTTGGTATCATTTCAGCGGGTTTTACGTCACCATTCCAAACACGTTTGACCTTACATGACCCAACACCTTCAATACTTTTGACCTTTGCCATATAATCAGCACGGTTGCCACCAAAGGACTGTTCATTGAAGCTGTCAAAGTAACGCTGTCTGAAAACTTCTGTATCTTCTTCATCCTCACCGGGAATAAGTACGCTTGTCAGGCTTGCCGTCTGCAATCCGTCAATATATTCCATTGGTATCATATCCCCAAGGTACTGATTGCCAACAACACCTTCTGTTTCACACTGGACTTTGTATGTTCCCGGTGTGATCTGTTCCATTACAACATAGTTGATTTCACCAATGTTGAAACGCTTTCCAGTAACATCAATGTTTGTTGGTGTGAACTCACCCTGTAAGACTGCCTTGGTTGCGGGTTCAGGTGAAAGTCCCCTGTCCTTTGCAAGTAAAATCAGAAATTCCCTTGCAGCAGTGTCACCGTATGAATTTTTTATCAGATATTCCAACTCAATATATAAAATCTGAAATTCAATGGCGGTTGCACTATGCAGATCATAGACTGGTGAAGAAGGTCTTTTATCCAGTTTATCAGATACCCGGTTCAGCATCCGTTCAAGGATGATTTCATAAGTCTGATCTTCATACATTCTAAATATTCACCCCCTTGTCTGCTTTTATGTCACCGTAAATTGTCTTTACAGTAAAATAGGCGTGAACCACACCTTTGACCGTCAGGTCAAATTCAAAGTCGGTCACACCTGTGATTCTTTCATCAACGGCTAACGCTTCACTGATTCTGCGTTCTAATTCAGGACACACCCAAGTAACAGGTTCACCATACAGGTCAAGGGTTTCAATGCCGTAATACCAAGGGTATATGATGTACTGATACCGTTCTGTTTGCAGTGTTCTGAATATCATCTGTTTCATTGCTTCCTGTTCGTCCACAAGTCCACGGACTGAATCACCGTCTAAATCCATCTTATAAGTTAGGCTTGGCTGTGTTTCAATTTCAAAATCTTGGTCAAGAAAACCAACGGTTGAAGGAATCATTTGCCTATCCTATCCACAACAATGAAGCGTTGACCTTCTTGTTGTCTTATCAGGATGACTTCATCACCAACACCCAAGCCATTGTGAATGATGATTTTCTTCTTTCCTGTGATTTTGTGAGTATGTGCAAGGTTCTTTGACCCTGTGTTCAAGTCAATGTTGCCACCGCTTCCATTGTCACCTTTTACAGTGTGGTTGTGGGTGGAAAGACTGCTTTCAGAAGTCCAGTCAACTGTTACCATTGTGCTGAACTCTGTCACATTCCTTGTAAGAATCAACTGTTTTTCACCCAGTATCATCTTCTGTTCAACATTGATTTTCAGCGGTGAAGCACTCACCACTTCACCAAAATACACATTCACGGGTTTCCCCGCTTCAACCGCTTCCACGGCTGCCCTTTTCAGGGTTTCAACAAGTTCATTTGCATCAGGCAACAAACTCACCCCCTCTAAGTGTCAAATCCATCCAATGCTCACCTTCCTTGTAGGTATGCTTGCACTTTTCAACAAGCATCCAGTTTTTCAGTTTTATATCACCAAGGTCAAGGTTGATGACTACCATTGAACCCGCCCGCACTCTGTTGTCACCTAAAGCATTGGTGATTTTCAAGTTACGGGTCTTTTTGTTATACAGTTTCAAAAGGGCATCTGCCTTTGCCTGACCATTTTCACCTTTCTGCAAGGTGTCAAAGTATTGCAAGATGCCCCATTTGTTAATGTTGGAAGAATCCTGTGTGATGTAAACATCACGCTTTCCTGTGTCCTTATTGTCATAGGTCAGTTTGATTTTGTTGTATGTGTTTTCATCAATAGATGAAGTATAGTCAAAGTTCTGCCCGGTTTCTTCATCAATCATCAGGTACGCCCCCGGAACACCCACATACATAGATGACAGGCTTTTCAGGGTCAGTTTTCCAAAGTCATCATACAAAACATACATTTCCCCGGTATTGGTCAGTGTAAGGTCAAGGGCATTTGCAATCATTTCAAACAGTGAAGTATTTTCTTCAACCCTTGATTCAATGACATACCCGGTATCATCCAGTGTGCCAAGGTTCAGGGCATAATCATCTGCAATCATTTTCACAAATTGGTTTGCCGTTTTTCCTTCATAGACCTTGGTATCTTTATTTTTTAAGTACCTCAACTGATCGTAGGCGGTGACAGTAATGATTTTGTCCTTAGTTCTCTGCTGCTTGAACACAAAACCAAAGAATACATTGTCACCGTCCACCTTCATCCTGACTGGACTACCTTCTGAAAAATCAAGAATGTCATCCTTCAGGACTTTGAAAACCAGTTTTCCGGGGGTGTTTTTTCTTTCTGTTGACCATTCAATACCTTCCTGAACGGCTGGTTGATATACCTTTGTTCCTGATTCATTACCAGTCAAAAGTTCAACGCACATTGAACAATACCCCCCTTTCTTATGCTGCCGGAATGGTCAAAACCTGTCCCGGATAAATCAAGTTAGGGTTGCCACCAATGACACCCTTGTTTGCATTGTAAATCACGGTGTATTTTGCACCGCTGCCGTAAAATCTCTTTGCGATATTCCACAAGCAATCACCACGCACAACCGTATAGGTCTGTGCTGCTGCCGGGGCGGGTGAATTGTTCGTTTCCCGCTTGGGTTCTACACTTGCCTTTGGCTTAGATGCAGCAATCTTGATATTGACTGTTTTTGTCCCATAGTCCCGGTATTGTTTCAGATTGAACTTGACCTTGAAATCAAACCCGTTCTTGGCTTCCTCTGTGATTTTATAATCTTCCAAGGAAACCTTCATGTTGGTGTTCAGCAGTTTCTTCCCCACGGGTGTCTGTCTGCACACAATGAACTGGAATGGTTTCTTGCCCGTTTTCAACCCTTCAAAAATATCCATAAAATAACCCGCATCTTTGAAACCATTCTTATATACTGCATAAGGATGTTTCACTTGCGGGATTTCTGCTTCAAACTCAATGTCGGTCAACCCCGGTTTTTTCAGGATGTTGATTTCACCTTCATTTATCAGGGTGACCGTTTTGTTATTACCATTGATTTTTATGCTTATCTTTTCAGGGGTGACAGGAAACAGGCATTTGTCAAAATACATATCATATCCGCTTTTTGCCATTTATTCATGCACCCCTTCCGTCATATTGTCTACCGCTTCATTCACGCTGTCTGTCAGTTTAGTCATAAAACCGTCAATGTCATCACCGCTGTTCACAGTGTTCTGCATACCTGACATATCAACATTGATTTCTGCGGTTGTGAATCTGTTAATGGCTTCTTGTTCTGCAATGTCACGCAAGTATTTCAAATCTTCTTCTGTAACATCCAAAGAATCCTTGATTTTACCTGTGTTATCGTCAATACTTCCAACACCGTCACCAATGCCGGAATTTGCTATTGCATCATTGAAACCTGATGTGTAGTCACCAACATTAGGAATATCAGTCTGACCGAATACATCCGATAAACTGAAATTTGAAACCTTGTCAGCAACGCCGTCACCCCAAGCTGCACCCGCATTGAAAGCATCTGATGCCCAACCGTCCTGAAACGCATCAAAGGTTGTGAAACCTTCATTGAACGCATCTGAAATACTGGTGTAGTCCTCTTTGTTTCCGGCTGCTTCACTTGCCTTGGCTGCATAGTCATCTGCTGCTGAACTGATGCCTGAATAATCAAAACTTACAAACGGCAACTTGTTCAAGGCTGCTGCTATATTTTCAATTACTGAACAGGCGGTTGATAACAGATTGTAAAACCATGACTGTACGTTGCAAATAGCATTGTGAAATGCCGTCATCATATTGGATGCAAGTGCTGCAATGGCGTTTCCGATACCCAAGGCAATGTTTGCCACGGTCAGACCCAAGTTCTTAAAGAACTGAATCACCACGTTCACACCACCAGTAATCACACCGAACCCTGAATTTGCAATACCTGTCATTTTTGCAATCGCATTACATACGGCAAAAATTATTGCAATAAGTGCGATCAGCAACATAATAATCCAAACAACAGGACACGCATACAATGCACCGTTATAACCCATCTGTGCAGCAGTTGCAGCCATTGTCTGACCAGTAAGTGCAGCCATAACACCGATTTTTGCAGACATTGCAACTGAATGAATTGCTGTTGCAGCAGCGGATGCAATTTCTATTCCCTTCACAATGCCAAGGTATGCTGCATATACCGCTAACGCACCAATGACACCATAAATGATAGGACTAATCACTGACCAATTATCAGCAATGAAACCGCCTACTGTTCCAACAAGTTCAAAGATGTTTAATACAATATTTGCAAGGGTTGCCATTGCTTCAACGGCATTTTGCACGAACGTCTGAAATGCTTCACTATTTGCTAAATCGTTCAGCCTTTGAAGAACAGGTTGAAAAGCAATCAGTGCGGTATTCTGCATGGACTGCCACATCTGCCCCCAAGTCATAGGCATTTCATTGAATTTGCTGTTAATGTCATCAGCAGCAGAAAAGATTGCTGCCTTGACTACATCAGCGGAAAGTTCCCCATCCGCTGCCATTTCCCTGATCTTACCGATTGGAACATCAAGATAGTCCGCAATGTTCTGAATCAGGTTAGGTGCTTGTTCAAAGATACTGTTCAATTCATCACCACGAAGGACACCTGAACCAAGTGCCTGTGATAACTGCAATTCTGCATTTGCTGCTTCTTGGGTGCTTGCCCCGGCAATCGTCATCTGTTTTTGAATCAGATCAGCAAAAGCAACAACTTCTTCTGAACTGCTGAACGCATCCTTTGCATTGTTACCAAAACGGGCAACAACATCAGCCATCTGACTGAATGAACCCCTTGCATCTTGTGCTGCTGCATATACCATGTTGACAAGTTCAGCGGTTGTCTGAACCCCGTCATTCATCATATCCAAACGGGAAGTTGTCTGTGTAAGTTCATCAGAAATATCCAACGCCTTACCGACTGACTGAATACTGACATAGGCTGCAACTGCCCTTTTGATTGTGTTGGTCAGTTCATTTGCCTGTTGTGTACCGCTTGCAATTTCCTGATTGAAACGCCCCTGTTCATCCACATTGTCACGGATATACCTTTCAGTGTTTCCAACCGTCTGTGATAACTGCAAATATGCAGTATTTGCAGCGGAAACATCCATGTTCTGCATTGCATCATTCAGTTCATTTTGTGCCTGAATCGCATTGTTCAACTGACCACGCAACTGTTCCAGTTCGGCATTTGCCTGATCTGTTCCCATATTAACCGGGTTGTTTTCAATCTGCTGAATCCTTTGCTGAATAGCAGACAACCGCTGTTGCATGGTGGTCATATCCTGAACCGCTTCATCCGGCAATATATCCATCCCCTGTGCAGTCTGTGCAATATGTGCCTGTGTGGTGTTCAGTGTGTTCAACATATCGTTTGCACTCTGAACTTCTTGCTGAAATCGTTCAACGCCTGTACCCGTGAATACATCCAAGTTGTCAGTCTGCCATGTCACCGGGATTTCAACCGGGTCAATGTCAGGCGGTGCGTTTGGTTGCACTTCCAAAGGTACGGGGTCAGGGTTTTCAATCAGGGGGTCAGGCAGTACAGGGTCAATCTGTACTGGAATGGGTTCTTGATTCCCCCCATCCACAACAGGCGGTGCAATATCAGGTGCGGTTTGTTCAACCTGTGGTGCAGTAGGCTGAATATTTCTGTCTTGCTGCATTGCATCATTCAGTTCATTCAATGCTGCGGTTGCCTGATTGATTTCATCCCTTGCACCTTGCAGACTGCTTGTGTCAATGTCTGCGTTCATACTCTGCTGCATATCAGCCATTGCAGATACCGCAAGGTTCACGGAACTGATAATGTTATTCAGTACCCCGCTGAATTGGTCATTAAGTTCAATACCTGTCTGAATAGATGACACCTGTTTCACCGTCCTTTCTTAGTGTTTTTTCTTTGCCCTTGCTTCTGCCTTTTTCTTTTCCTTCTTGTCATGCTCTGCTTTCAGTTTGATTGAAGCAATTACAAAGGCTTTTTCCTGTTCGTCCATTTCCAAGAATACAGAAGGAAGAATGTGCAATTTAAGAAGGGCATAGTAAGCATAATTTGCTTCACCATCCCCTTCTTCTATTAGTTTTTTGCTTCTTCTACCTTTTCATCAAGGGTCTTGGTGAATCCCTGAAACTTCTGCATCCATAACTGGAAGTCCTGCATTTCTCCGGCATCATCCACCATTGCATACACCAAATCATTAGGTGTCATAACGCCGTAACTGTCCTGTAACTCTTTATCATAAAGGTCAGGAAAAACAGTTGCCTTTACAATCATATCCATAAGATACTTTGAAGTGTTCAGTTTAGGTCTGAACAGGTTAGGTTTACCAGTAACCTGTACCTCAATGGTGTTTGCATCACGTAACGCTTCATTTTCCTTTGATGTAATGTGTCTGAACTCCCATCTGATAGGTGTTCCGTCCCCACCAATAAGTGAAGCAGTAGGTGCAAACTTTTCATTCTCCTTGACCTTTTTATTCTCTTTCATAAATGCACTAAATTTTGACATTTTGTTGTTCTCCTTCCTGTTAATCAATGAATAGAAAAAACCCCTTATATGGCTTTATATAAAAGCCATATAAGGGGTTCTGTTACTTAGTTAGTAAGAAAACCCGTAAGGTTTGCAAAAGATTCAGGCATTGAGAAGTCCTCAAATGTTCCTTCAATCTCTTCATCAAGGTATTCCCCGTCAGCATCAAATTTTGCTAACACCCCGCCGTCAGTGTTGCAGTCATAGAAAATGATCGTCTGTCTGCCCGCATCACTGGTTGGGTCATCATTGGTGATCTGCATTTCAAAATACACATCCTCACCAGTGTTCTTATAGTCAAGTAATGCCTGACGAAGAACAGACTGGTTATAGTGTGCAGTGCCGGAAAAAGTACCTTCCATACCGCATGACTTGTGACCCGCCATGATAGCACCAAGGCGGGGTACAGTTGTCTTGGTTTTCTCAACCTTTGCTTCCATATCAATCATCTGCATGAAGTTGTATCTTCTGCTTCCGATTGTGATAAAACATTCAGCAAGTTTTGCTGCAATGGTGTCCCTTGCTTTCATTGTTACATTCGGCATTTTATTTCACCCCTTTCTTACGCAACCGTAACCGTTTCATAAAGTTTACCCATAGCGTTCACAACGGTGATTGCGGATGTAATCACAACCGCTTTCTTGGAATCGCCCTGTGCAACCGTAACATCAGAATCAGTGAACCCTTCAATAGCACCAAGTTCCTGTAACTGCTGTCTGATCTTAACGAGGTCAGACCAAAGGGAAGTTCTACCTGATGCATTGTTTGGAACAACACCAAGGTACTTAGTGTTGAAAAGGACTGCATCATCATTACCTAACTGGTCAATGACACGGATTGTCTGATTGTCCTTGAATACATCCCCGCAAGTGTCCGAAGTGGTCACCATTGAGTTAATATCTTCAAGGACACGAACAACACCGTTCACCTTATGAAAAGTAAACTCACCCGCCTTGATTGCTGCTTTCAACTCGTTCTGTGTGTAGTTGGTGTCAACGGTGAAATTACCGTCATATTTCTTGTTCTGACAAGACTTGTTGACTGCACAACCACTTTCTGCACCAGTTACCCAGTACACAAGTGCTGCTTCTGACCATCCGGCATCTGTTACCTTGTTCTTCACACTGATAACGCCCATATAATCAGCAGCAAGGTTGTAAACAACCAACTGGAACTTGATACCCAGTTCATCACGCAAACGCTTGTTGAAAGCCACATATAACTTCTTGGTAACATCATCAGTAACCACAACACCCATAGTGTTGTAGGTATATGATTCGATTTTATCCAAGTAAGCCTGATGTGCCGTGCCGTCAACCGTGCCGTTTGTGCCACCAGTTAAAGGTGTTCCGGCAGTAACAGCAAGATCAGCAGCCTTGAATGTTACATAATCGTTTGCCACAAGATCAGCAGCCTTGGCAACTGTCTGTGTGTCAACCTTAACCGTACCAAAGTAGGTTGTAACATCATACTTGCTTGCATCATCTGCATTTTTCTGAATCACGATCTTCAAATCGTTACCACGAACACCACAATACTTTGCAGTTGCGTATGTGTTCGCTGCCTTATCACCACCGCCATTCAGACGGTATGCATATAAGGTCTTTGCACCCATGAACAGATCATTAAGACCAAGCATCTTAGGACTGTCAAAGGCATAACCAAAAAGTTTCAGGCTGTTCTTCTGAAAATCTTCATTGGTCACTTCAAAAACTTCCCCTTCAATACCCCAGTCAAGTTCAAGGGGCATTGTTGCAATACCTCTATCAGACAATGCAGCGGATGCGGATGCAGCCGATACAAAGTTGATATAAGCACCGGGCAGTTCTTTGTTCTGTGCGGTAAATGTACCACCACCTAAAGCCATACTATTTCACCTGTCCTTTCATGTATTTTTCAATCAAATTGTCAACAGTTTTTAAGGTGTAACTTTTATCTGTATCAAGAAGGGCATCCACCAAGTCCCTTCTGTTTGCAAAACGGGCAGATGCAAGAATCTGTTCCTTGCTGAACATTGGTTCAGTCTGTTCAGACCTTGCAGCAGTTCCCGTTGTTGCTGTCTTTCTTGCAGCCATCTTCAACCACCTTCCTTTACGCCTGTGCTTGCCGTCATGGTTTCCATAGGGGTGTTGTCCTCTGTCTTGACCGTAAAGAAGTCATAATTGACAAAAAAATTCAGAACACCGTCAACCACCTGATGATTCATTCCTGAACCCCGGATTGGTTTTATATCACCGTCTGTTGTGATGTACTCCAAACAGTCATACATTCTTTCAGCCACACCGTTACATTCCCGCTGCACTTCATCAGACTTTGGGAAGTATTGGATGCAGAACTGATTGGTTCTTTCATACCGTTTACCCATAAACAGGTTGTTGGTAGGATTCAGGCAAGCAATAAAAAAGCAAGGCTCTTTCAAACCTTGCTTGATTTCTTCCATGTGAATTTCATAGTCATCCCCAAATTCTCCATTCAGGGAAACGCTGATTGCTTCAATTATTGAATTTATCATTTTCCAAGTCCCCCTAAATATTTCTTGATTTTGTTTTCAAGTACCTTTGGGGCAATCCTCTGTAATTCCTGTTCAGATATGGTCATCATAAACTGACCCTTGACCCAACCTGAATGATTGGCTGTCCTGTGTCCGTATTCAACATAAGATGCGTATTCAACCGGGTTCACAATCTCAATGACATAGGTGTCACCAAAATGATTCACCGTAAGGCTGTCAGCATATCCCTTTGCTGAACCGTTTTTCTGACCAGTCCAACCACGCCTTAATGTACCGCCTTTTTTGCCTGAACTTGCCGGGTACTGTCCGACTGGTGTACGCTTGACAACCAACCGAAGCAACCGGGCAGCAAGTTCCTTTGCACACGATTCCACAAAGTCATCAGGATTCTGTAATTTTTCCAACTGCTGCTGAAAGTCTTTCAGACCTTTGCAGTCAAATTTTCCCATTTTCCCCATTTACGCATATTCCTTGAACAGTTCAAGCATAATTTCCTGATGCGTTGGGTATATGGCTGATTCACCGCTGCGGGTGTAATCTGTGGTCACATTGTCCTGTGTCACTGTCAGTTTTGACCCGGCTTTTATGGAAATGTCAGGTGAAACAAATATCTTTGCCCCCTGAACAATCGTTGCTGCTGATTCAGACTGTACTGCCGTCTGCATCTTCTCAAAAGATAGTCTGCAAGGTTCATCTTGCAAAACCACCACATCAACTGACTTTGTTAATTTTGTCTTTTCATCTTTTACCGTTTGATGCTCTGTCACCGTCAAAGTACCAAAATAGGTTGCTTCAATGGCTTTCCTTGCAGCCTTTTGTGCTGCTTTCATCTGCTTCACCATCTGATACGCCTAAATGAATTAAATTCACCCTTTCCGTAAGATAAAAGGTAATTGATGAAAGAAGTCAGTCTTTGTTCAGGGGTCATTGAACCTTCACCAGTTGCAAATACTGTGTTGGTGTCCCCTGTCTGAATCTGCTTGACAGCATAATCTAAATCAAACCCGGTAAGGTCATCAGGTGCAAAGGTTTTCTTGGAAAGAAGAAATTCACCCACTGCCATATCAACAGCAATGTGTTCCAGTCCTTCCGGCACATCAGACCAGTTGATTTCATTCTTGATTGTGCTGCGTACTTTCTCAACACAAAAGGTCAAGGCAAATTCTTCATCTACCTTGACCTCATAACCAAGTGATTTCAACCGTTCTTTTACTGTATCAGTATCAAACATTGCAACCACCCTTTCCGATCAGAAATTAACCACGGGAAATAATACGGGCAATCGGAACTGCCTTGTGTTCAATGGTCTTGGTATCAGATGCAACCAGTGACCAGTTCTTGCCGTTCCCTAACTCTGTGTTAGTTGGTGAATTGGTTTTCTGATCTGCCTTGAGATAAGAAACACCTGAAACAGAAACAGCGTGACGTTTACGAGAAATAAGTGTGTCCTCACCACCCCTTGTCTTAGCATCACGCACCATTTCATAAGGCACTTTTGCACCTACATCTTCAAATCCAATAGCACCTTCACCAAGGATATAAGTTGTGTACTCTGTATAAGCATCCTGTGCCTTGATACCTTTTCCTGTGTCCTCTGCAACAGCTTCAACAACCTTAGTAGGTAAAGAATCATCAATGATGACCAGTCTGCCGTTCCAAGTACCCATTTCAAGATCACGTTCAATACCCTGTGCATCTGTGTACTTTAAGTATGCAAGCAGTTTCAGATTTTCAAGATTAGTAGCAACCGCACTGTGACAGTAAACTAACTTGAACTTCTGCTTGTTGTCACCGCAAGCCTTCTGAATGGCACTGTTCAGGGTTGTTGCATCCATCTTCATAGTGTCATCAGTGTGTTCAGCACCCGCCTGTGCAATATCATAAGTATGTGCTTCAACAAACGCTGCATTGGACTTCTTAATGTCACCCGTTCCAGTGTCTTTCATCCCAAACACACCCTTTAAGATTGCAAGGATAACATCCTGATCTACACTGTTCCAGTAGTCATTGATCTGACTTCTTACGTTTGCCATGAAGTCAGTACCACCTGTTACATCATAACTGAAATCCGCTTCTGTCCAACCGTTCATTCTACCGTAAGTGAAAACACCCTGTTCAAAGGTGTCAGTCTTACCCGGTGTAACATTGTCAACACCGTCATAGTTCTGCGGTGTGCCGGAAAGCAGACCAAAGAACGGTAATACTGCGTAAACAGTACCAGTCTGTGAGTTGTTCACAAATGTGTCACGAAGTCGTGCATCACCAACGATTGCACGGGATTCACGCAACTTGTTCAGTTTCACGTTCGGAATTGCACTCATGTACTTACCGAACGCCTTTTCGTTAAAACTTTTAGCATCAAATTTTGCCATGTTTCAATTACCTTCCTTTCATCAAATTAAATCTGTGCATCCGGGTTTGCTTCCATGTAAGCGGTAAGTTCGTCATAACTCATTTTTGAGAAATCGACCTTTTCACCCTCACCCGGTTTCTGTTCCCCTGATGCTCCCGGCTGAAAACCTTTGAAATTCTGCTGCTGTTTGGTCTGCTTCTGTGCTTCAAACAGGAACTTGGTGTCATCACCGCTTGTCAGCTTCTCAATCTGTTCAGCCAGTCCCTTGACGTTTCCGTCCTTGTCAAGTTTGGCATCATTCAGTTCAAGTAAAGCCTTGACCGCCTTGATGTTCTTTGCCTTTGCACCTGTCAGTGCCTTTTCAACCGCAAAATCAATTTTCAACTGGTTCAGTTCGGATTCATGGTTTGCCTTGGCTGTGGCGTTCTCTGTCTGCAAGTCCTCAATCTGCTTTTTCAGGTCTGCATTGTCCCCGGCTGATGCTTTCAGGGTTTCTAACTGCTTGTCACGGTCACCGACCTGTGTTTTCAGTCCTTCAACCTCTGTCTGCAAGTTCTTGATCTCTGTTGCAGCAGTACCCTTTGCGTTCTCAATGTCATCACCATTGATTTTCATTATTGAATCAGCCTGTTCCTTGGTAAGTCCTAAATCCTCTAACTGTTTTCTTGTCATTTCTATACCATCCTTTCAAATACGTTTTTATACGGGGTTACTCCCACATGATTGATTGGTTTTGTTCGGTTTACGCTTGACAACCCGCAAGAAAAAAGACACCCGCTACCGGATGCCTTTTCTATGTGCTACTTGACCCAGTAGCCGGGAGATAATCAGGATCACCATGCCTTTCTCATTGTGTATGTTTTCATGTGCCTTTTATCCCCCTTTCTGACCTCATATAACCGCCATATAGCAATTATTACAGGTCTATTGATAACTTGTTAAGGTATGAAAAAAGCACGGATATTTGACCGTGCTTTTTAGTCCCAATGTTCCCCATCTTTGGGGTATAATTCCAAAATAGCATAAAAGTTTGGAATATCTGCAATCTGCTTTCCATCTTTTAACGCTGTCAACACTCTAATCTTTTCATCCAGTAGTTCATCACTGTCTAAATCAAAAAATTGTATCATTGTAGGTGGGAAATCGACTTCTGAAAACAACTGTCTGACTTTTATGCTTTTTTCAATCAATTCATTTTTCATCATTCCTCACCCGCTTTCTTCAAAAGTTCAATAATAGTCGCATCCAATTCTGCAACCAAATCCGGCTTATCTGCTTTCAGCAGTTCAATCAAATCAGGTCTTGTTATGCTCAATGCTGCGTAATTTGCTATTGTTTCATGCACCCGGCTTTCTTGGCTTCTGTAATAAGATGACCCATGACCATACATGACTGTTCCTTTATCTCTGAATACACCACCTGACAGTGCATCATAAATATCTTCAAGATTTCCTATTCCACCACCCATGATGTTTCTTGCCATATAATCACGTTCATCATTCATGGCTGATACCAGTTTATTGTACTGTTTCTTATAATCAGCAAGTGAACCTTGGAAGGTTTTATCCATCACTGAATTATTCAGTTCAGAAATCAAATTCTGATATTTTGCATTTACTTCATCCCGAACCCTTCTGTACTCTTTTTTATGTTCAGCAAATAGGTCTGCAACTTCATCACTGATTGAATCAGATGTACTTTTGAATACATCCATCAGTGCTGTTCTGCTTGTGCTGAACCAATTACCACTTTTTGACGGGTCTTTTCTACCGTACAAATCCATCAGGTGCATTTCTTCATGCAATGTGGTGTTTACCTGTCCGGCAAGATTTTCACCTTGTAATTTTGGAATAGTCAATTTTACATCAGCCAAATTCCCGGTCAATGTATATGTTGAAGTTGAAACAGCATGATTTTTACCGTGTGATATTTTGAACGGAATACCATTGTTTTCTATGGTTTCCAATTTTGCCATGCTATTATACAGGGCAACCACATTTGCATCTGCACCTTCCAACCCGTTTATATAGTCTACAAGTGCCTGTGTATTTTTCAATTCACCTTTTGCCTTGAAAGCATCCGGGAAATTGTCAATCTTTAATTCTTCCGCAACCTGTTTGACTTCTTCCTTTGCCTTAATTGTATCATCAGATGATGCTTCTTGCAAACCTGACTTGTCACCCTGAACAAAAGCCTTGTCCCATTCCTTATAGGTCATGTTACCCGGTACAAAGTAGGTCTTGCCAGTTTCTTCATCCCGTGCAGCACGTTCACCAACAGCATCAAATTCATCATCAAAATATGGTACTGTGGTACTTCTGCAATGAACATGAAACGGCGGTGCAGTAACACCAACCTTCCATTCAGACATAGGGAAATGCTTGCCATCCATCCCCCGGCATATATCCGAAGTGTGGGAATCCAGTGTTGCCACTATTTCAAACTGTTCAACATCCAGTTCATCAAAACAATCCTTTTGTGCTGCGGAACTGAAAAAGGCTTCTTCTGTCATTACCAACCGCCCGGCGTTGGTCTTGGAAGTGTTCATCTTCCGGGCAATTTCATCAATGGCTTTCTGTGGGTCTTTTCCCAAGATGATGTTCTGTGTCAGGGTATTGTTCAGTTCATTGACCAACTTCTTACGGTTGCCCCATATCCTTTCACTGAAATTCTTGCCGTCAACCGCCCAAGGCTTACTGATGACCTTGCTGATCTGCTTATCATCCAGTGTGGAAAAGTCCCAACCAACACCCACACCCTTCTGAATTTCATAGGCTGTGTGATAATAGCCGGACTTGTAAACATCCCGCATTGTGCTGTCAATGGAATCAAGCTGATTTCCAAACATGACTTCAATGCTCTGTTGGGTCTGTAACTTCAAGGCTTCCAGTCTGCTGATATGGAATCTTGCAGATGCGTTTTCAAGTTGCTTTACCCAAGTACCGTTGATTGCATTTTCTTCACCGTACCTGATATAGTCCTGAATGTCCCATTTCAGTTCAGCAAGTTCCTTTGCCGTCAACATACGCTTTGCATCTGCAAGGGTTATCCCGTTGTTATATGCAAAACGCTGATACCATGCAGCAATCTGACCTTCAAGGGTTTTCTGTGCATGTCGGTACTGTTTTTCAATATCCGCATAACACTGAACCCCCTGTTGGTGTGCTGCCTGTTCAAGCAGTTCAAAACGCTTCTGCCAATATTCTGAACTTTTCATCATTCATCACCGCCCTGACTTCCCTTTGCCGGGTCACCTTTATTGTCAGGGTCATCATCTGCACCGTCACCCTGTTGCTGTGTACCAAACGGGTCATACTGTGCAAGCATTTCTTTCTGTGCTTCTTCCTTCTGCTTTTTCAGGCGTTCCATTTCTGCCTGTGGGTCATCCACCCAAGGATGATTAGCAATGATTGTTTCATCAGAAATAAGACCCTGTGACTTGGTGCAGTTATCAATGATTTCTGATTCATTCATCAGCATATCACGGTTGAATATCACATCAATGTCATTTTCCTGACCTTCAAAATCACCCTGTCCTGAATTGGCAAGGTGACAGTTGACAAACCAAAGAATATCATCCATTGTTGCCTGTGCTTCTGATTCTGTATCATTGGCATCTGTATCAATGTCAGAATACATTGACTGAATGTTCATCTGATTAGGATTGCCGGAAAGTCTGTCATCCTTGGCATCATAACCCATTGCATTTTCAATCAGTGCTTTCTTGAAGATTTCCACAATAATCTTGTAGTTGTCTGCATTGACCGTGATTTCAAGGGTTTCAACCCCGCCCTTGGTATCACCGTCATATCTGACCTTTACTGCACCATAGGTTGCAAGGTTCTTTCTAAACTCACCCAAATTAGTACCGTCATAGTTCTTCAATACCAAAATGGTGTTCCTTGCATCCTCTTGCATATTATTTTCAAAGTCTGACAGCATCACATTGATACCGTCCTGTAATGACTTGACCCTTTTAATCAGCGGTGTTTCCTGTTCATTGGCTTTCAATGGAATCAGGGGAACACGCTGCCAGTTGAACATTTGCACGTTCCCGGTTGCATCTGTCATTGTAACGTGCGGGAAATCAGCGGTGTCATTGTTCACAACATCAGGTATCAGTTTTGAACCGTCCAGTATGAACAGATGAACACCTGTCAGATCATACAATTCAACCTTTTCAATGTACTTCCGTTGTGTACCGTCATAGGCAACTGATACATACAGTCTGATGAAGAAATCCAGTTCAGTATGTTCAGAATCTTTCCAAAATGGCAAAATCTCATAAGCGGGGAAAAGCCTGAAAGCAAATTCCCCCCGGTCATTATAGTAAGGATATATCCAAGCAATACCGCCATTGTATGCAGCTTTGCCCGCACTCTTTAATGTTCGCATGAACTTCTTGTCAAATACCTTTTTCAGCAGTTCAATGTACTGTTCATTGTCACCGTTTAATGTAAACGGCTTGCCGAACAGGTAATTGGCTTTCTGATTCACCATTTTTGCATACTGGTTATCAACAATACGGTTGTTTGGTAAGTTCTCAACAACTTCAAGTTTGCCGTCCTCACCTATCATTGTACGCTTGCGGTGAATCACATCATGGTCACCGTCATAATACAGAAATCCCTTAATCTGCATCATCCTACGGGGTGAACATTTCCAAGCAAGGATTTCTTTTTCAAGAAATTCCAAGTCAGTCATGTGGGATTTTGCCCCTTGCAATATGAAGTTACTAAGTTTTAATGTAATTGCATCCACAAAGGAACTGAACACGGTTCAATTCACCCCTTTCATTGCATAATAAAATCAAAACCCCTGAAAACACTATGTTTCCAAGGGTATGTGTTACTAATTTGTTTCTTTTATTCAAAAAGTAGTTATACAGGCATCATAGGCGGTCACCTGTTGCAACCGCCCCGGAGTAAGCATTTGACAACCGTTTCCTACCGTCCAAAAAGAACGGTTGCTGATGCCGTGTATTCTACCCGGTAATTGCTTAGTCAAAACTGAAAGCATCACCCTTCACAATAGATTCAACCGCATAACGCATTGCATCCATCAGGTGATTGAAGTCATCAATAGGACGGTTCAGTTTCTTGCCTGTCTTGGCATCCTTGTCCCATTGATAGTTGCTGATCTCTGTGATGAAATTCACGCATCTTGGGTGAATGATAATGTGATAGTCCTGAATGAAGTCAATGCCGTTGTTGATGCTGTCCTTGCCCTTCCTTGCTTTCCTGATTCCTTTCAGACCCAGTTCACGCAAGCGGTCAATGCTCTTTGGTTCTGCTGAATCGGCTGTGACTTTCTCTTTCACATATCCCATCCGCTGCACCTGTTCAGCAATGGCTTCATTACTCATACCCGGCTGATACATTTCATCAAATACCCAAATGGTCTTGCTTGACTGGTCAATGAAACCACAAAACAGTGCAGAAGGGTCATTTGTATAACCGAAGTCAAGACCAAATACAGACTTGACACCGCTTATCTTCTTGACTTCATCAACACTGAACGCCTTTTCTTCCCAGTTCTCATAGACAAGACCGTCTACAATACCCCAATCACCAAGACCCGCTACTTTATAACGCCTTGGGTTCTGCTTCCGCATGGTTTCAAAGACCTTCAAGTCTGCCTTATCAAGCCATTCATTGCACTTGTAATTGGTGGTCATTGCAAGGACTTCATCATCAGGGGTATCAAAAAACCGTTTCTTTATCCAGTGATGTTCATTCCACGGGTTCAGTGTAAGGGTTATTTGTTTGAACAGTCCTGAACCTTCCGGGACAGCACCACGGATTGATTCATCAAGCATATTGAAATCATCTTCTGAACTGATTTCATACGCTTCTTCAATCCACATCCAACACAAACAACCAATATCAACGGTTATTGATGTAACTTTCAGGGGGTCATCCAGTCCCCTGAAATAAATCTTTTGACCTGTTGGTTTATAGGTCATTTCAAGCGGTGATTCTTTGATTTCCCAAAAGGCATCAACACCAAGACGGTGAATCGCCCACTTCAATTCTGTGAAACAGGAATCTTTCAGTGTTCTGAATGTTTTCCTGACCACAAGGGTATTTGCTTGTGGGTACTTCATCATATTGGTGATGTACCAAAGGGCAGTTGTCTTTGATTTCTTGGATGCACGGCTGCCCTTGCATACCCTATATCTACCTTTCCAACGCCAAAAAGTACCGTAACCCTTACCAACCAGTTCAGGCAACTGCACTTTCTTCTTGCCGGACTTAGTAACCTTGTAATCTTCCGGGTACAGGATAAACTTCTGATACCCAAAAACATACTGTGAAGAAATGCGGTTCTTTACCATAGGCAATCACCGCCTAATCTTCAAGGGCATCTTCACCTGTGATAACAATAGGCTGCGTGATGTTCACATCCAGTTTGTCATTCCACATACCCAAGTGTTTACCAAGTAATTCAAGTGCTTTCAGTTTTGGTGAAATCTTGACTTCCCTTTCAACACTTGACCCGGTTTCTGATTCAGACTGTTTGTACTTCACGGATTCAATGCAAGCAAGGTCATCTTCTGATGCACCGTCTTTTATTCTTCCGTGACTGTCAACAAGGTCTGTCATCTTCACAAAAGCAATGCGGGCAAGTTCTAAAACAACCCTGTCCTGATTGATTCCTGTTCTTTTGCTGCGTTCTGCCATTGCAACACTAATTGCCTGTTGAACCTTGACATTTGCCAACATCCTTGAACCTTGCTGATCTGCTGTTTTTGCCGAATAACCCGCACGAATGGCTGCTTGTGTTGCGTTCAGGTCAATCAGGTATTCTTCAACAAAACGCTGCTGTTTTTCAGTTAATTTTGCCGTTTTTGCCATCAAACAACACCCCTTTCATGTATTTTTGCAATAAAAAATCCCTGAAACATTACATTTCAGGGTGCAAATATCGGCATAAACAAAAAAGAATTGTGAAAAAACAACCGCTTCTTCACAATTCCCATCTTGTCAAGATACATCCTATCATTAGTTTCAAGAATACACAATATACATGAAACAACAAAATCTATCGTAA